AAATTCTTTTTTACATGTTTCGCAAATAGAATTAGTTTTTTTTGCTTCTTTACTTTTAAAATAACAAGTATTAGAGCAAAATATATTTTCAATGTTTTTGGAGTGAACTTTAAAGATTTCATTACAAAATTTACAGATTCTTGTTCGTTCGTGGTATCTAAATTTATTAGAGCATGTGATAGAACAGAATTTACGTTTAGAACGATTGGTGGAAAAGATTTGATTACATGTTAAGCAAGTTTTTTTCATAATCCCATTATACATAAGTATGTATTTTGGTGCAAGTATACATTAACACCTTAAGGGGTATAAAATGGCAAAAAATAATATGAGTCAAGGACCTGGTGGACTTCTCCAATCAGGAAGAGGGGTTTGTAGTTACAAAGGAAATCCAATGTCGGCTGCTTCTAGAGTAAAACCAATGTGTGGACCTGGAATGAATCCTGACCAAAAGAAAGCTAATATGCAATTGCAGAAAGCACATGCGCAATGGGATTCACTACGTGGCAAATCTGGGATGTAGTTCATGAATTTGATGACGTGTCCTGTATCAGGACTAATCTTACCACAGCAATTCATCGACGAGAAACAGTCGTTAAAAATATCTATTGATAAGTTAGTGGAAGATGCCATCAATGAATTATCGCATGTTAGAGAGAATTATTTTCTAACGATACATGCTAAGTTCGATAAGAATGATCCTACTAAGTTTAACGTTAGTGAGCCTATTGCAACATTCAAGATACCATCATTTGTAAGCAATTCTCTTGTCTACTGGATATGTCCAGTGAGGGGGATATGTGAACTATTATGGATGGTAGCACCTAAGAAACCAGGTGAGAAATTGAAGGTAGAATTTAATACGACAGGTGTCGCTTACCTGCAAGCAAAGAGCGCAATGCCGTCATAGTCGGTAACTATGTCTACACGGGGGTTATTATGAATGAAGAGGATACCGTTGAGCCTCAAGAGCAAGTGATGGATACTGTTTTACAAGAAGCAGTTGAGAGTCATGAAACGCAAGTTGAAGAAACAAGTGAACCTGAAAAGACGCAAGTTCCCCTTTCTGCATTACAGAAAGAGAGGAAGAAGCGTCAAGAGCTAGAATTGGAACTTGAATGGGAGCGTAGAGAGCGAGCAAGGCAGCAAACTCCTCAAGCACCTGTTGAAGAGGATAATTCTCGTTATGAATCAGCAACACGCGAGGATTTAACACGTGCTCAGAATGAATCTATTAGAATTATAGAAGAACGACTCTGGATGAAGCAAAATCCTGAGAAGTATGAAAAAGTAAATGAATATTTACCTCAATTTTTAAAACAAAGACCTAATCTTGCTTCAGCGATTAATGACGCATCAAATAGGTATGAAGAGGCTTATGAACTAATGGAAGCATTGAGTCCAAAGCAACAGCAACAGTTGAAGACGGCATCCTTGCCTAAAAAGCAAGCGCCCAATTCCCCTGGAAGTGTTCCTAAAGCTGCTGCTATGAATCAAGCCCTTGATGTGATGAGTATGTCGGATGCCGAATTTAGTGCGTGGAGAGAGTCGAAAAGAACGCGTAGATAAGGCATAAGGAAAACCTATGTCAGTTACAACAACCTCAGGCTATGGCTCAATGGCTGATAGATGGGCGCATCGTGCATTACTACAGCGTAGTAAGCCACGTTGTGTGCACAATCTATTCGGTCGAGCTTTTACGCTACCACAAAAAAATACGGATACGATGGCATTCAGACGTCAAGAAAACTTGAATTCTGATCCAGTAGTACTATCACAAGATGCTGATCCAGCACCAGAGCAAGTACAAAAATTCGATATCAACGTTACCATTCAAGAATTTGGTAAAGTTGTTCTTTTAGGACGTAAAGTTCTATTAGTTGTCGAAGATGATACTGCATCTGAAACAGCCGATAACCTTTCTCAGTGCATGCATACTATGCTAGATAAAGTTACGCGTGATGTTTGGGCTGCGTCAGTACCTCAGATCACATGTCTAAATGGGATTAATGGGCATGCGATAACGGAGCTAACATTACCTGATATTCAAAGAGCTATTCAGTATCTAGATGATAACAATACTGAGAAGATGACTCCAACCATCCCAGGAGTCAATAAGTTCGGTACCGGACCAATTGAACCTGGTTTTTGGGTTACTATGCACGTTAATTTAAAGGCAGATCTTAGGTCTTTAGATGCATTTGTACCCACTTCTCAATATGCGTCACAAGAGCCAGTTTTACAGGCGGAATTTGGCGCAATTGATGAAACTCGCTGGGTAACATCTACGCTTGTTAAAAAGACAGATGATAATCCACCTGTTTATTACAACACTTTTGTTGGTGCTAATGCCTACGGATATGTTGGACTTGATGAGGTATCTACAGAGATGATCTTGAAACCGCTTGGGTTCAATGATTATCTAAACCGTTTCCAGTCAATGGGCTTTACGGCGTGGTTTAATGCTGCAATCTTGGATGATTCGCACATTGTGACTCTATTATCAACTAAAGCAGCAGCATAAGGAGTTAACTATGTCAGACTTATTCCAAGGGCAAACGATGACAGAGAGCTACCAGTTCGTTTCTGGTGGTGCTGCGCATACGTTTCAGTTTAATTTTCAACCTGATAAGGTTGTATTTAACAACCTATCCGATTGGACAGCAACAGCAGCAGGAAAACCAATTTCTGTCTGGTTTAGAGATCAAACAACAGCAGCTCATGCGTTTCAACAACAAGTTATTGACTCATCAGCTGGTGCGTCATTCAACTTTTTGGATACAGCGACGAATGGTTTTACTGTTGCAGATACCCCAGGTGGTCAAGCATCATCTCATGCAGCAATTAGTAATATTACACAAGCTGATCCTTGTGTCGTTACGACATCAGCTGCACATGGTTTCCAGACTAATCAGCTAGTCAGATTTACTAATCTAGGTGATTGTGGTGCTGTCGATCATGGTATGGCGCAATTGAACAATAATCGTTATGCGATTGTTGTTATCAATGCAACGTCCTTCTCATTGAAGTTTGTTGAGACTGGTGAGCCAGTAGATTCAACCGCTTTTACAGCGTATGTATCTGGTGGACAAGTGACTAATGAAACTCACGTCATCAGCCTTAATAACCCTCAAGTGTATCCATATGCTGTTACTCCATATGTGCCTAATCCATATCAATACGATCCTGTTAATTATCGTTTGACTGTTGGAACGGCTGTTATGGGTTCATCTAACGATGTATTCCTAGTGGAAGTATACAAATTTGGTCAAGTAACCAATCTTGGTGCATTGTAATTTTTAGGGGGAGCAATCCCCCTTATTTTGGAGATTATGGGACAAATACCTAGGCGATGCGACATATTAAATATAACAAATAGCCTACCATGTGAGGTAACGACAACGACTGAACATGGATATTTTACAGGTGATTTTGTTCGCCTTACTAATTTGAATGGAGCGATGCCTATACCACATGGATCAGATCCATTAAACAATTATAGGTTTGAGATCATAGTGACAGATGTAGATAAGTTTACATTAAAGTATCCAGTGACTCATTTACCTGTAGATTCTACAAATTTCACTCCATATACATTTGGAGGATTTTGTAACTTGATAGCAAGAAATTTTATATATTATAATGATGGAGATAACAATGGCTAGACCACGCAAAGAAGTACAAGAAATAGAAGGTACTGATGTGTTAGCAGCTACTCTTAAGCAAGTGGAAGCACAAAAGCTACCTATAGAAGATATGCCTCTAAATTCTATTAGAGACTATAGACTTTATAATGAAGAAGCGAGAAGACTCAATAAAAAGCTAAAGATACTTCGTTATCCTATTAAGCAATGTCCTGTTGAGTTGCATCCTACACAGAGAGTTATCTTTCGTCGTAACGATCAACCTTTTAATCCTCTTCCAGTTTTCTTAAGCAACCATCTTATTCATTTTGATAAGACATTGATACCTAATCAAACGTATGATTTACCTGAGTGTGTTATACATTATCTATCAGAGAAGGGGGTTCCTGAATGGAAATGGTTTGAAAATGCAGATGGATCAAAAGAGACACGTATGTCAGGAAAAGATCCTCGATTTTCATTAACACCAGTATATAGAGAAGCATAACATGGCTAGATTTGTTTCTGATGTTTTAGATTTGATGAGGACGATTTCAGGAAGAAGGAATGAGAATGACCCTGATTCTAGTGACGAACTCTTTTTAAGATACTTAAATGATGCTGTTAACCTAACAATGTCTAACGATGTTAGGTTATATGAGAATTTCGGTACTCTTACATTTACTATTGATGAAACAAATCCTACAGGTGTTTATACGTTTAACGATGTTGGTGCACCTGATGATTTCATGAATTTATCAGGTGAAGCCTTTATCTCTTTGTTAGATCCTATCAATGGATCGATCTCATGGAATAGGTTGCCTATCTATCAAGATCCAGGTGAGTTTTTCTCAATATGGGGTATCAACAATGAAGACATCCTTATACGTGGTTATCCTACTGCCATGCTTTATTATGGAACTGAGTTTACTTTTAGAACGATTCCAAACGTTCCTTATATGGTTAAGATTTATGGATATAAGAAAGTAAAAGAATTTCCTGATGCTGATGAACCTTTACGATTCGATGAATGGCTTCGTTATCTTGCTTATTTAGCGATGTATAACTATGCTAGAGATTATCGTTATGATTCTGAGACATTATCTAGGATACAACAAGGGTATAATAGAGAAAGAAAGTTGTTACTTACGAATACACACAATCAAATAAAAGTTGCTAGAGCACTTCCAAGGTTCTAGTTAAGGAAGGTTATTATGGCTAAGAAGATTATGCCTAAAGGGCGTAAATTTGTAGAAGAAGACGAGAAGTATAACGATAAGATCATGAAAAAGACAGAGAAAGGTGAAAGATCATCTGGAATAGCTAAATCTTTAAAGAAATCTGAGAAAGAAGAGGGTTATTCTAAAATGCCTAAAGTAAAACCCCAGAAAAAAACTAAAGGACTAGTCCGATGAGTAAAGAAAAGTGTATTCCAGACATTGATTTGAAGAAGGGAGCACTTAGAAAGACATTGAAAGTCAAGAAAGGTGAGAAGATCCCTGAAAAGAAACTAGAAAAAGCTGAGAAGTCAAAGAACCCTCTTACAAGAAAAAGAGCGATCTTAGCAGAAACTTTTCGTAAAATGAAGTAGGTAAAACATGCCCTGGCATCCAGATTTTCCTTTAGGAACGACATCGGTAAGAAATAATCGTGTAATTGGAGATGATAATACTAAGTATATTCAAACGACTATGGGTAATGAGGCTATTGGTACTAATACAGTAGCAACAAGAGATCATTTTTGGAATGTTGGTCCAGATCAAGATGGTCGTCATCGTTTTATTCAATCGCCTAAATTCGTGTCACCTGCTCCAGCGACTAATGCCGATCCATTGCTAGGCACTCAAATGGATGGTGTTCTTTATCTGCGTACAGTAAGTACAGATGTTGCACGTGTAGAAGGATTCTATCGTAATGCTGAAGGGATATATCAATATATTCCATCATTTCTACAAGGAACAGTAAATATACCATCAGCGAATACATATAGTCTTGTAGTAGCCGTTCCAGCTAATGTCTATGGTGAAATATTTATGTATAGAACAGTTGAAGGAAAGCGTACAGTAGCAACTGGATTCTTCAGAAGTTCTCCTACACTAACTGAAGCATGGTCAATAACTAATCTTGTACAAGGATCAGGAACAGCAGAATGTGCGCTTAAATTTGCTAATGGATCAGAAGCGTTAGGGCTTAATATATTAGTTAGAGTTGATACAGGTGCAGTTGGAGTAAATTGGAACTATCGTATAACCTATAGAGCTCTTTAATGGATATTTATGAGATTACAGGTGATGTAACTGGGGTATCTCAAGCAGGGGTTAACTTTTTACAACCAGCAGACGCATTTCAAGAAGTTCGTAATGGATTTGTATATCGTCAAGTCCTTCAATCTCGCAAAGGTGTAGGTTTCTTTGCTCCTAGATTAGCAGGGGGGACTCGAATTCTTGGTATCTTTGAATATATCCTCCCTAATTCCTCTAAATTGCTTTTAGCGATAGATAGAAATTTTCTTTATAAATATAACACAACATCAGGCATATTTGACCAAGTTCCATTTGGTGGAACATTAGTGGGTTATCCTGGATTTGGTATACTTGGAAATGATTACTATGTATCAGGAACAGCATTTCCACAAGATTCTAGTGCTCCAGATCCTGTAGTTGTTAATGGTCCTAGATTTGTTTTTACTGTAAGAGGATCTAATGCGACACCTAATGGTTCATTTATATTTTTCTATACTGGAACTGAAATTGCATTAGGTGATGTAAGAAATTTCACTGATGTTGCTGATAATCCACCTTATACAAACCCACCACAAGGGCAACTAACCAACTCTCGCTATGTATTATGGTTTGGAGAGCGTCTTAATTTTATCATTCCAACGATAGCGGGTACTGATTACAATCAAGGGATACTCTATTCAGGTATTCGTAATGCTGCGGGTAATGGAGATAAGTTTAACGTTGCTGGGTCAGGATTATTGCAGGCTGATACCTATGAAAATATCACAGGAGAGACAATACTTGGTCAGGTGATAGCATTAAACTTTACGCGATCTAATTGGACAGTCGAAAAAACTAAAGATGCGTTTAATCCATATTTTATAAGGAAAGTTCCATCTGTATTAGGTACTAATGCTGAGTTTTCAGCAGTTTCTTGGAGTGATCAAACGCATTCAGTTGGTAAGACAGGAGTAATCGTTACTGATGGTCGCCAGTCACTAAGAGAAGATAATAAGATACCTAGATTTACAGCTGATAAGATAGATGCACTTAATTTTAATCTTACCTATGGTGGCTTTGATCGTTTGAATAATCAATTCCTATGGTCATTTAAGAGTCAAGGAACAGATGAAACAGATCTTACTCAAGATCAGATTCTAGTGTATAATTATGAAGAGGAAAGTTGGTCTACTTTCGATCAAAGATTTAGTGTATTTGGTCAAACAGATGTGGGGTTAGACTTAACATGGGATGATATTGACGATGTGATCTCTGGAAATCCTGCCTGGTCACAATGGGATACAACACAAGAGATATGGGATAATATCGGTTTAGGAGCATCTGTACAGAAAACACTTGCTGGTGATGATCTAGGATTTATCTATGAACTAAATCAAGACTACTATGACTATTTTGAGCCTATTTCAAATATCACACAGGCAGTAAATGCAGTTGTAACTGTTCCTCCATCTGCATTTAAGGCAGGTGATAAGGTTATCATTCATGATGTACAAGGAATGACAGAGATAAATAGTAGTGCTTCGCTAGATGATGTGACTAATGTAAATATTTGGGAAGTCGTTTCAGCGACAACAACAACTATAACATTGAACGTCAATTCTATTAATTTTACAGCATATGTTCCCAATACAGGTGTTATCTCTAAGGTGATTGAATTCTCGGCAGAGACTATTCCATTCAATCCTTATCGTTCACAAGGTAAGAGGTGTTATATAGGAATGATAGAATTCCTGATAGATACTAATGGTGGAAATCTTCGTGTTGATTTATATGCAGATGAAGAGGAAACGCCTTATAAGGCTAATACACTATTATTACCTAATAATGAATCTACAAAAGCGCGTGAATGGGTTACATTAGTTGCCGATCATGAGGCTAACTTTCATACGATAGTGATGAGACAAGAGAATTCATCTGAACAGGTTAGAATAACTTCTATACGTATACATTGTAAAATGGGAGGGTCGACAAGTGACTAGGATATCTGATACATTTGATTTTGGCGATGTTGATAGCATGACTATGGAAACATTACTCATTCGTCTCGATCGTATGTATATGAGTATAGCAGAAGCTGTGAATAGCAAACCTGATCTCTATCAAAGAGATGTTGATGGTCAACCTAATGATACATTTCTTGCGCAAGGATCAATAAATATAAATCTAACTACTGATAAAGTAGAGATGTTAACGAATCACGTTTCACCAACTTTGGTCACGTGGACAACACTTAGTTAGGAGTCAATTATGACATTTGGAGCAGAAATCTGGGGGCCACCATTAATAGCAGCTGGAGCTAGCTGGCTTAGTAATTTAGGAAGCAATAAAGAGACTAAAACACAGCGTACAAAGCGTAAGCTTGTAGACGACCTTCTTGCGTCATTGAATGGAAATGGTAAATACAATGATCTTTTCAATACAAATGAAGAGGCATTCAACAGGTCGTATGTAGAACCAGCCAAGGCACGCTTTAGGAACCAGATAGCGCCACAGATACAGCAAGAGTATATAGCAGGTGGTCAGCAACGTGGAACGGGATTAGATGACCAGCTATTGCGTGCAGGAGTTGACATGGATCAGATGTTGAATGAAGCCTACTTGGGTTATCAGGAACAGGGTAGAAATCGCAAACAGAATGCTCTTAACAGTATTCTTGGTATGGGCGATGGAGCGCAGAATAACACTAGTGGTTGGCAAGCAGCAGCACAAGGAGCAGGGGGATATCTATCTAGTGAAGGCTTTGCTAAATCGCTTGCGAACTATGGAAAGAATAATCAGCAAACAAATGTTATTCCTTATAGAAAAGGATATACACCTAATTCTATGGGTGGACAAGCAAATTATAATATTTTTGGTTAAAGGGGTAAGTAATGGTTAGTCCATCATTTCAAATAGGTCAGCAAGTAGGAAACAACTTTGGTAAGGCATTTGAGCAAGTTAACGATCAAAATACGATCGATCGAATTATTTCAGATGCTCTAGAGTCAGGTGATCCAGAAGCATTTCAAGATAGTATGGGTAAGATTCTTTCTCAAGTGTCACCACAGAATCAAGGTAATGCGATTAAGTTTTTAGAGATGAAGACTAAATCTATTGCGGAGAAGAAGGCGTTGCAGAGGAAGCAACTAGCATATACAAAACTTGGACTAGATCCTAATTTAGGAGATGCACTTAATACGCAAATTCTTAAAGGCCAGCAAAGACAAAAAGAGATTGATGAAATATATGGTCCAAAAGTTCCAAATAACAATCAAAATATGCAACAACCTCAAATGATGAACCAGGAAAATCAACCAAATTTCGGTGAAAATATCCCTGTAAATCAGCCACAAAATAGATTTGATCTTTCTAATGTAAGTGATGAAGAATTAAGAATGCGATCAGGAAGTATGAATTCACAAATAGCTAAACCCGCTGAACAGGAATTAAAAGATCGTCGTACAGATAGATTGTTAGAATTAAAAAATAAAAAATATACACAAGATGAGAGACGTAAAGATCATCAAGAGTCAGCAAAATATGATGAGAAATTAGCACATGATACAGAAGTTGCAAAAAAACAAATAGAAACAATTAAAGACATTGAAAAAGCCATTAAAAGTGGAAAAGTACAACCTAGTTCAATCGCTAATATATTTAAAGATATGGGAAAGGTTGGAAATAAAATATCAGAGGCACTTTTATCAGGTGATGAAGCAACATTAATAGCTTCTATTCCTCAATTATTAGAAGGATGGAAAGAAATTTTTGGAGTAAGACTATCAGATGCTGACTTATCACTTTTATCAGATAAACTTCCATCGATTGGAAAAAGTCCTGAAGCTAACATGGCAGTTTTAAAAGTATTAAAAAAATATGGTGACATGACTTTATTACGTTCAAAAATTTCACGAGATATAAAAAAAGAAAATGACAATTATCGACCTCGTGGTTATATAGATATGATTCAAGATAGATTTGATGAAATGACAGTACCAGTAAGGATAATTACACCCGCAGGTAAAGAAATTTCTATTCCAGCTTATAAATTAGAAGAAGCGATTAAAAGCGGTGGGAGATTAAAAACAAATGACATTTGATTTTGATACATATGACGATTCATTATATAATGAATTTCCTAAACAAAAAGTTATAGAGCCAGATATTAAAGAAAATAAATTAGACTCATCATTTGATTTTGATCTGTATGATGATTCAGAATATAAACCAACGCCAGGATTTTTAAGTAATTTAAATCAAACATTTAATCCTTTTGCTGAATTTTCCAATGAAGCTAAGAGATTACATAAAGAAGATCCATTTCATAAAATATATGACCAACCTGAATATACAGATAAAGAAATAGAAAATTTTTCACCACTTGAAAAAGCAAAATATTATTATAACAAAGCAGATGAAGTGATACATGATTATAAATCAGGTATTAATAATGCTTTCTTATCAGGTGCAACATTTGGTGCAACAGATAATATTGAGATGTTCAGGCCTAAAGAATATCATAGAGGAAAACCAGTTGGAGAAGCATTAGGAGTAGCAACACATCTTATACCATATACAATTGGATTGAATGCTGTAACAGAATTGATGACAGCTAGTAAATATGGACTGTTAGGTTTAAGAACTTTAGGTATGATTGGTGCAGGAGCAGCAGAATCAGGCGTTAAACAAGCGTTAGATGTAACTCTTAATCCTAAAGAAGGTAAAGGTATTGACTATACGCAAATGGCGCTAGAAGGTGCTTTATTTGGTTTTATGCACTTATTAGTAGAAGGTGGTATAGGGGCTACAAAATGGTTTAAAGGTTTAAATCCAAAGCAACGTATGGAAGTGTTACGAACAGGTGATCTACCTAAAGATCTTAGTTTAGACTCATTAGAATCTTTTGAGAAGAATGTTTTACCAGAACTAAGGGCAGCAGCAGAAGCAGAATATAAAGAAGCCTTTGAAAAAAATATTGCTAAAGCAAATTTTGAATATAAACAAAAGTTGGCAAATGTAAAAGCAGAGCATGAAAATAAATTATCAGCTAATGATAAAAAGTATACTGAAGAATTAGCACAATTTGAAAAGTCAAAAATTGAATATGAAGAAAATATACAGCAGATTGAAAAACAACATAAAATAGATTTAGAGAATAATGTTAAAGATGCTGATCTAAAATATAATCAAAGTTTAGCTAATACAAAAGCTAAACATGAGATGGCGTTAAGAAATAATCGACAACAGTATATTCAAGATTCGATCGAATATCGACAAGCACAGAATGAATATAATGATGCTATCAATAAGATTGAATTAGAACACCAAGAAAATGTAGCAAAGATTCAAAAAGAAAACGAACAGATTCTATCATTATATAATGAAGAGATGAATAAATATGAACAAGAAAGATCGTTTCGAAATAAAGTAAAAGAGGCTATAACACCTGAAAAAAATCCTCCAAAAAAGATAGATAGAAAAATTACTAAAAATGGAAAAGATATAGGTTTACGTCCATCTCCAACTAATGAGCAGCTTCCTACATTAAGAAATAAGATAGGAAATATTTTCTCTCCAGAAGAAGTAACAAATACAGCTAATGCAGGTAAGAATCTTACAAAAACTGTTCAAAGAATTGATAAAGATATTGGTTATAAAAAAGTTAAAGATGCTTATGATTTATCACGTAAAGCAAATGAAGGTATCTCAGATATTCATGAACAACTAGTTAAAGATTTATTGAAAGAAATAGAAGAATTAGAAAAAATACCTGTTCTTTCACGACCACGTGCACAACTTAAAAATGATATGAAAGAGATTGTAGATCAATTAGCTACATTTGATGAATCAGGAAATATAACAGGATATCGTGAGATAGAGAATCAAATTCTTTTAGATCAAGCGCAAGAACTTAGATATAAAGTTGATTATGATTTTTCACATGGACAGACCAATAAAATATTCAATAAGACAATTGGACTTCTTCAAGATGCTACAGAAGTGGCAGCACAAAAACAAGGTAAAATAGCTGCTGTAGATGCAAATATATTAGCAAGAAAAACTCGAACTCAATGGGCAAAAGATTTCGACAATGATTACATTCGTACATTACGTGACAATTCAAATTATAAATTTACGAAAGCATTTGATGATGGATTAAATATTGATGAATTCAAACTTTTAGAAAAGGTGTTTGAAGAAAGTCCAGCTGATAAACCTGTATTGGATGCAATGAAACGTAAACTAGTTGATAAGAAATTAATTAAATTTACAAAAGGTAACATTGATAAAACAGAATTTAATGAGACATTAGGAGAGTTAAAATCAGTTATCACTGATGAAGAAGAACAACTTATAAGACAACAGTTTAATGAATCACAAAAAACAAAATATATTCCAGCTAAAAAAATTGAAAGCAAAAAAATTGTTGAAAAACCTAAGTTAAAAACTGAACCTAAAGAACCAACAAAACCTAAACTTACAGTTAAAGAGCCTAAAGAAAAAACAATTAACTTAGTGACAATTCCAAATAAGCAGCAAATATCACAAACACCGCCTACAATTCCTAAATTTACAGGAAAACCACCAGTAAAAGAAGAAATTGTATCTGTAAAGATTCCTAATCGACAAATGCCACTTCCAAATAAAGAGATGCAGGAAATGGCACGTCTTATGAATATGTCACCTGAGAAAGCTATGAAATTAACAGATAGTGTTTCAGGTATACGACAACTTAAAAAAGTTCTTTCAAAGACAGAGAATGGTAAGAAAGCATTTACACGAGCGACACAAGACAAGTTAAAAAGAATAGTTTACAAAAATAAAGTTGAACCAACTGGTGATGGTCTATATGAAATTTTGAATGATGAACACAACTATTCTATTGTTAGAGAGATTTTAGGTGCTGAACGAGCAGAAGAGATACGTTTATCGGCAAAAGAGATAGGAAAAGATGTAATTTCACACGAGAATCGAAAAGAACTAATTAAGAAGTTAGGAACACTTAAGGTATCACATTTATTAGGAATATTTTAAGAATTCCAATGCCATAACAATCCTAATATGGTTACCTTAAATCCAAGTAATAAAAATGATGCACCTATAATTACTATCATTTATTCTTCCAATCTTCAAGAACAGTGAAGTCATTTGTGGCGATTGCTAATTTTATTAGATTATCTAATCGCTTATCATCATTGATAGCATCAATCATTTTGTCAGGAAGATCATTGAGTAGTTCGATGATCGTATCTAGCTTACTTGATATTTCAGTGCTCATTCTTTTTCTCTTTAAGTTGTTTAATCTTATCTCTAACAGCCTCACAAACAACTCTAGACATACTAGATTGTGTTAATACACCCATGATCTTTAATTCTTCATACAATCGTATAGGAAAGTAAATCGTCGTTCGTTTGAATTGTGAGTTTTTCATTATGTTATTATGTCAGATTCTTTAGCTTTTTTCAATAAAAGATATTTTTTTATCTCAATACTGTTTAACGTAAAGGTATCATTAAAATAAGGAGTATACAATGCCTAAATTTTCACGTCCAACAGCATATACAGGTCGAGTTGCTGCATCATCCAAAATAACTGGTCAAGTTAGGTTTGCTAATCAAGTTGAGACTGATGCTGGTATTAGTGATGATCTAGCTATTTCACCGCTAACATTAGCTAATTCTATTGATACGTTAGCACCTCATGCAACTACAGCAATTTGGGGTGTTGTTAGGCTTACAGATAATAGTGATCCTATTGCTACCAAACTTTATGCAGATAACTTAGCGATTGCTGGAGCTCCTGCCTGGTCTGAGACAGTGTCGGGAATTGGTCAGCTAGCAACAACAGCTGAAGCATTAGCGGGTACAAATGATAATACAGCGATCACACCACTTAAACTTGCTCAAGTTATCGCTGCTGGTGGCCCAGCAAGCTTTACTAACGTTACTATCTCTGGAACACTTGACGTTGCAGGGTTAACAACTCTTAGTGGATCAGCTACAGTTGTAACAGGTGCTACAGCGCTCAATCTTGGTGCTGATGCATCAACAGGAGCTGTTAATATTGGTACTGGTGCTGGCGCTCGTGCAATTGTGATTGGTAATACCACAACGACTACAGGTGTTACTGTTAATACGGGTACTGCACATTTTACAGTTAACACGACTGGTACTGGTGACATTATACTTAATTCTGATGATACCATGCTACTTGATGCTGACGGTGTACTAGAGTTAAACTCATCAGCTGGTGTTATTAGCATTGGTAATGATGCTGATTCCCAAAATATTAATATTGGTACAGCTGGTGCAAGAACAATTACGTTGGGTAACTCAACAGGAACTACATCACTTGTATTAGATGCTGGTACAGGTGCAATTAATATTGGAACAAATGCAATTGCACATAGTATCACTCTTGGTAATAGTGATGGTGCAACAACAATTGTGCTTGATGCTGGAACAGGACCAATCAACATTGGTACTAATGCCATAGCTCACAATGTTACAATTGGTAACGTAATTGGTACGAGTGCTGTTGCTATTAATACGGGTACAGGTGGATTTGCATTAGCAACAACAGGTGCTGGTACAATTACAGCAGCTTCAGGAAGTACACTTCTTTTAGATGCAGTTGGTGTACTCGAACTGAATTCATCGGCAGGTGTTATTTCTATAGGTAATGATGCTGTTTCACAAATTATTAACGTTGGTACAGCTGGAACAAGAGCAATTGCAATTGGTAACTCAACAGCTACTACTTCAGTATCATTAAATACAGGAACAGGAAATTCCCTTAACCTAGGAACGAACGCGATTGCTCATGTAGTTACTATTGGTAACGTTACGGGTGCAACAGGAGTTATTATTAACTCTGGAACAGCTGGTGTTGCAATTAACACAACAGGTACAGGTGACTTTGTTGTTACCTCAGCAGATACA